ACGCGAGTCCATCCTCGACAAATAACTGAGCTAATCTCTCTGGGGGGAGGGAGCAACAGTGGGCGGCTTCGGTAAGCTCGCGTTCGGATTTTTCATTGATGCTAATGTGCATGGGCATGTCTATATATCTCCTACTTATGTAGTTACGGGTTTATGATGGCGTAGTGGAAATTAATTGGTGGAAGGAGGGGGAATTACCCCCCCCTGATTATTTCTTCCTGAGTTTCCCCAGGACTTTAGCAAGTGCGCGTTGGGTTTCTTCATCGACGACTTCGCCGGCTCGCTCAGTTCGGTCATCGGGGAGGGCTGCGTTGAACGACTCAGCTACTTTTCGCAGTTCTCCTCCGGTGTCGTGTTTGACCAGGTATTCGGCGGTGGCTTCACGGACGAGCGCCGAGAGGTTTGTGTCTCGTGCTGCGGCCATGATATCGAGCGCCTTGTAGGTGACGTTTTCCTCGATGTATGACACCCGCTTCATTCCGGGTCTTGGGTTTCCTTGGCTCATTGTGGTGTTTCCTTTCTGTGTTCTCTAACGAAAGCGATGGTCTACCAAGTTATTAAATGCGTCAATCCCTGTTTCTCCGCATATTCACGAACATATATCGGTTTGATATTAAACCACTCCTCGGCGCTTTTTTTGCTGACCAGCGCCACGTAGTTGTTCGAAAGCATCTTGATCGAGGTGCCTCCGTGGTAGGCGGTGTTGTTGGGGTTCTGGTAAGCTGCAAGGTGGTAGCTCAAGAACGAATGTCGGAGGATATTGTCCTCCCAAGTCAGCCCGACTTGCTTGAGTTTGGCCACGTCACGGGAAATCTCCGCCACTTTACGCTCCGACATGATCGGGCCGTAGTCAGGGAAGGTAGCCAGCTTGAGCCACTCGAACAGGCAGTCCGGCGCAAAAATGTGCCGCGGGAGTTTTTTCTTAGCGATGACCCGATCGATATGCGCGGCCTTTTCCTCGAAGTTGAAGTGCTCCTTGGTCATCTGCGTGCATTCGGCCCGTCGCGCTCCCCCGAACGCCATTGTTGCCACGTAGGCCAGTTCGTGCGGTTTCACTATGATCAAGAACCGCATCAACTGCTCCGGCGTGAAGACGGGGTAGTTGGCCTTCGGCACTGCCATCAGCGTGATCTGCTCCGCGATCGTCTGGTGGTCGTCGGCCAAGTAGCGCCGTTTCTTGGCGAAGTTCTCGATTGTCCGGTAGAAAGCGACCAGCTTGTGTTGGGTGTAAGGCGCGAAATGGGACTCCCGCAGCCGGCGCTCCAGGCTTTGCGGCGTGATCTGCGCCATCTTCTCCTTCGGGAACCACGCTTTCAGAGCCTTCACCTGGGAGTTCACTGTCTGCTCGTGATCCTTCGAGAGCTTCTTCACGGCGAGGTCGGCAACCAACTCGTCGCAGATCTCGGCAAAACTTTTGCCCTTCGAACTCAAGACATGGAACTTCCGGAAGAACTCACACGCCTTGTGAAGCTGGTAGGGGGCCACGCTTTTCTCGCACTCTAGCAGGTAGACGAGACGGGCCGCATCGACCTTGGTGTGTTCGCCCTCGGCACGGGAGAGGTGCCGGACTTTTTCCTTCGCTAGTTCAATCGCCTCGCTTTTGTCGGCGCGGGTGACCCGGAAGCGTTTGTCGCCCACATACCACGTCAGACGGTAGGTCGTGTAGCGTCCGGTGCGTATCGGGTTTATCTTAACGACCGAATCGCCAAGACGAACTTCCGTGCCTTTTTTCGAATCGAGAACCTTGAAATTGTCCATGCGGATTATGACCAAACTTGGGTAGAATCGTTCAAAATTCGACATAACCGCACATAAAAATAATGAAACAATTCGTCGTAAACCACTGTCCGACAGAGAAATGGACAACCTGAAAATATGCAGCGCGCACGGGATTCGAAGCGGTGTGCCAAAATGCGTAAATCTCTGATGGGTAGAGAGATGTCAGCTATCAAATTAGGTCTCGACCCAATTCGACCCAGCTTTTTAATTCCATGTCTTTGATTTTAGTGAAATCCGGCATTCAACCGCCAGCCGGATCGTTTCAACGCTACGGCGCGTGGTGGCCGCAGCACACCGCGGACTGGGCGATTGAGTTGTTTTGTTTCCGCGGACTGGGCACCGAGGAAATGGAGGTTCTTCCGAGGGAGCAGCACTTCAAAAACGCCGCCCAAATGTTCTTCCACAAAAAGACGGAGAACTTCATTTGGCACCCTTGGGCGGAAGACATGCTCTACGAATGCTGTCACCACAAGTTTGTCGCCTTTGCGGGCTGCGGCTCTTCGGGCAAGTCGGAGTTTATGGCGATCTGGGCTTTGCTCAACTGGCTGGCGGCTCCGTTTCATACGCTCTCGCTGGTGACGAGCACTTCGATCCGTGATGCGAAGAAGCGGGTGTGGGGAGCGGTGCAGCGGTATTGGCCCTGCATCAAACCCGTCGCTCCTGGCAAGCTGGCCGACACTCCGACTCCGGCGATCTATGTCATCCGGAATGGGGAGAGGATGGAACAGGCTGGGGTGTATCTGATTCCGGCTGAAGCTAAGAAGACTTCGGAGGTCACCGGCAAGATGCGAGGCATGAAGGCTCACCGCGTCATTGTCGCGGCGGATGAGTTGAGTGAGTTGGGTCATGCGTTCTTGGACACGGCACTCTCGAACCTCTCGAACAACCCCGAGCTCCGCATCTGTGCCGCGGCCAATCCAGTCTCTTACTACGATCCGTTTGGCCGCTTTGCCGAGCCGAAAGACGGGTGGGGAAGTATTTCGGTCAACGATGATCGCTGGGACACAAAGATCGGCGGCACCTGCCTACACTTCGACGCGCTGAAGAATCCGAACTACTTGGCCGGAGAGAACAAGTGGCCGATCCAGAAATGGGAAAAAATCGACGAGGCCCGCGAGCGGCTCGGGGAGGATAATCCGATCTTCTGGCGCGACTACCGGGGGTTTTGGCCTCCGCAGGCAGTTTCGAAAGCTATCTACTCGGAGGCAGAAATTGTCCGCTTCCAAGCCGATCAAAAGCCGGTATGGAAGGGCCGAGTCGAGCGCGTGGCCGGAATCGACCCTTCCTTTGTGAGCGGCGGGGACAGATGTGTGCTTTATCTCGGGAGTTTTGGCCAGAACAAAGATGGGGCGGACCAGGTATCATTTGATACTTTTCACTTCCTCGACGAGGAGGCGAGCAATCCGGAGCCGAGGACGTTTCAAATTGCACGGAAGATCCAGCAGATCGTCAACGAGGCGGGCGTTCCGTGGCGGAATGTCGGTGTCGACGTGACGGGCGGCGGTGTGCCGTTCTGCGATGCACTTGCCACGGTGTGTGGCTCGAACGAATTTCAACGTGTCCACTTCGGCGGAGCCCCGTCGAGCCGATCGCTCTCGGCTTACGATTCCACCCCTGCCGACGAAAAGTATGTCAACAAGGTCACCGAGCTTTGGTTCGGGGCCAAAGAGTTTTTGGCGAGCGGTCAGCTTCGCGGGATCGGTCCGGATCTCGCTCGGGAGATGACCAGCCGGAACTACGACACAAGGAAGTCCGGTTCGATGAAGGTCGTGGTGGAATCGAAGACCGACATGAAAGCCCGGATCGGTCGGTCGCCGGACGTGGCCGATGCCGCCTTTGTCATGCTCGATGTCGTCCGCGAGCGGTTCGGGATGCGTCCTCCGCAGGAGGGTGGCAGCGGGAAAAGGGGCGGGCAGACGAAATGGAAGCAGGCGATGATGGGCGGGAGGTTTGCCCCGCGACGGTCACCGAGTTTGTTGACCTCGGTTTAGTAGGATATAATAACCGCACATGCCGGCCTATTACCCAGAAGGTGACACCCCGCTTTTGACCGACAGCTTTGAGCGCCTCCTGCACAAAGCGGTGTCGCTTTTGAGTGAGCAGAACGGCGGCACCGATGCGCCCGATCCAACCGACTCGGAGGAGACCCTCATGTTCAAGCTGGTGAAAAACCTGAACACCCTGATAAATGCCTAGCTACTTTCCAGAAGGTAATACGCCACGCCCGACCGACAGCTTCGAGCGGCTCTTGCAAAAAGCCGCGTCGTTGGTCAGCGCCCGCAATGGCGGGGCCGATGCCCCGTCGCCCGACGACTCCCGCGAGCGCACCATGTATAAGTTCGTCAGGGGCTTGAGCGCGTCGATCAGCGAATCGAGCAACCTGGACCCCGACGCCCTGGCCTATGCCGTGGCCAGCGGTGCGGCTGATGTCGTCGCCATCGACGCTTTCGTCAAAGGGGTCAAATCCCTCGGACTATGGAACAATATGGTGTGCTGGCCGCTTCGCAGTCGCCAGAACGCCGGAACAGGGACCGTGGTGCATAGTCTTGGTGGGTTGGGGACGTTTAATGGGACGCTGGTCAATGGGCCTGCTTGGGGTGCGGATGGCATCGACATCAATGCGGCTATCTCGCCCACGCCGTCGATCAGCATCGACCCATCGCCGCTTTCCGATTTTGCCAACGGGCATTCGTGGTTTGTGGTGATGAAGCCTACTGGGCCAAATCCGGCAGGAGGCACATTTGACGACCAGTGGAGAGCTCTGCAAGCCGGAGTCGTCCTGCAAGCAGGAGCGACCGGAACAGGCGGCACAAGTGGGTGGATGGTTAACGCTAGAACGCAAACCGAGCGGAGGTATTCCCAATCAGCTATTTTAGGTTATGGATCAGTCCGCAACAACTTTGGCTTTGTAGCCACAAACTCATCAAGCGGGTCTACGAGCTACAAATATGCGTTGGAAAATTTGACACCAGTCTCACCGCCAACAGGGACAACTGTTTTCTACAGCGGAACCAATTTGAGTATTACCGCGGCTGGATCAACCTCACGCAACACCAGCGCCTTCGTCCTTGTCACCACGCCGCAATTCAATTTGAGCGCATCGCTACAGACGGCGCTGGAGACCCTCTACAAATCAACACTAGGCACCGGCCTCGGCCTCCCGTAATTATGCCAAACTACTTCCCAGAAAACGACACAGCCTTGCCGACGGATTCTTCGGAGCGTTCGATGGCGAAGGTTGTCTCGCAGTTACCGGCGGCTTTGGATGTCATCGGCTTGGAGCCGGAGACCGCAGTCTATGTGGCGCGTAGCGGAGCGACCGATGTCGCGGCGATCGACGCTTTTGTCAAAGGCGTCAAAGAGCTTGGGTTGTGGAATAGCATGGTGTGTTGGCCGTTGCGGAGGTCGCAGAATTCCGGAGGCGTGAATCCCAATAGTAATATCGTCTACTCCCTCGGCGGCCTCGGCACGTTCAACGGCACGCGGGTCAATGGGCCTGCTTGGACGGCGGATGGGATCGCCCATAGCCCAACCCAGTATATTGACATCCGCTTTGGCTCTAATCGCGGCCCGACAAGCGCAATAGTGGGCGCTGTCACAAAAAGCGCCAACAACCAAGGATCTGGATTTGCTTATTGCTCATCATTGAGCACTAACGCCTATACCGAAAACAGCCTGTCAATCTTGTCGTTTGGCACAAGTGGCAATAGCTGGTGCACAGAAGCATATGTAGCGTCTTCGCTCGTGGCTCGTGGCTCCGCAATCAACAACACGGATAATGTGTTCCGCTGGACCCAAGCGCAAAAAACTTCTTCAGACACTATTGTAAGAGTTAATGGCTCAACGCAAGCCGTAAGTCTTGCCGGTGGCTTGACTTACGACCGACTTATTTCGGCCGGTAGATGGGCTGCCAACAGTGTCCAGAACGGAGCGGCAGGACAGTTCTCTGTTTCTTACGAGGGCACGCACGCTTTCATGTTCGTGCTGGAAGGTTCAAGCGATTTTTACAACGCCTACTCCCTCTACAAAACCACCCTCGGCACCGGCCTCGGCCTCCCTTGATATGCCATTTGAGCAAACAGAACGCATCATCGCCGTGGCGGCAGACGCCGTGGGCACGTTGTTCCCTGCGCTTCTCACCCAATACGGTGAAGCCTTGCCCGATGCTGATCGGCAGATTCTCACGATCGGCGGGCACTGGGACGATGCTGACAAGACCCGCATCCGTGCGGCTTCGCTTACCGATGGCACGATTACCGGGCAACCGCTCACCGACGGGCGGGTCGCCTTTCGGTGTCTTTGGCAGGCGGACTTGGCCGCTGCGTTTGATGAGGATGGGATCGAGGGCGTCGAGCAACTGAGTGAAGAGCAACTGGCCGCATTGACGCCAGCACCGGAAGCTGAGTTGTAGTATCATAACTCCACATGTCGTATCGAGTCACGGTTGAAGAGCTTCGCAAAGGCGCACCGCCCTTGCGGATGATTTCGCTCACGGGCGCGGATTGGCTCCAAGCCATCGACGCGGTGACCGAAGTGCTCTCCCGCGAGGACGGCTACTTCAACCAAGAGGAAGACGACAACACGGCCACTGAGCCGGATGATGAATTACTTTCATAGCGGGGACTTAGGCGATGTCATCTATGCCCTGCCCGCGATCCGGGCTTTGGGTAAAGGCGATCTGTATCTGAACTCCCGTCCGTGGACGGCGAAGATGACGCCCGAGCGGGCCAACGTGCTTCGTCCGCTCCTCGAATCCCAGGACTACATCGGCAAGGTGATTCACGGGGATGCGCCGAAGTCCGAATACGTAGTCAACTTCTCCACGTTCCGGAACGGCGGGTTGATCTATGGGGTCAGCCTCATGGAACTGCAAAGCGATTGGGTCAATGCCAACGCGGAGCCGGAACCTTGGTTGAAGGTCGCGCCATCGGCCAAATCCCGTGGCCGCATCGTTTGTCATCGCAGCCCGCGATATCACAATCCGTATTTCCGCTGGGATGAGATCGGCGAGAAGTTCGGCACGCAGCTTCTTTTTGTCGGAATGCCGCATGAAGTCGAGGAACTACGACGAGTGACCAAGATCCATGCCGAATATGCCGTCACGCAGGATTACCTCGAACTCGCTCGGCTGATTGCGGGCGCGGATCTTTTCATCGGCAACCAATCATCCCCGATGGGCTTGGCGATCGGCCTCGGGGTGCCGTTTATCCAAGAGACATGCCTCTGGACGCCCGACTGCCTCTACCCGCGAAAGAATGGTTTCTATTCCTACAACGGAGGAATCCCGAGCCTGGATATCCCTGAGTTTATCCCCCCGCCGGATGTCGACCGCAATGTGATGCCTCCGGGCGGATGGCAAGTGATCTCCCTTCGCACGGGTGAGCGCGCCACCTTCAAGTCGCACCGCTTGGCGACCAAGCACCTCAAGGGTTACGACCGCTATCTCAACGACGAATCCGCCGCCCAAGAGGTTGACCGGCAGAATGCGGTCCGCATCCCGCACCTCGTCCGGCGCGACAGTGCATTCCAAATCTTTGGGAAAGTTAAGCCGCTGGTCGACGCGGTATCCAAATGACCAACTGCGAAAAAGGCACTCACGCCGAATTGTTGTTTGCTGCGGAGGCAACCTCTCGAAAATTCAATATCTTGATCCCGATGGGTCCGACCAGCAGCACGGTCGATGTTTGGATCGTCGCGGCGGCGGGGCGTCCGATCAGTGTCCAGGTCAAACGGGCTTGGGTTGACCCAAAGCGCCGCCTGTATCAAGTGAAGGTTTCCCGCCGCGGGACGCGCAAGAAGAAGCCAGCCAAGTATAAAGCCGGCGATTTCGATATCCTTGCCGCCTATCTTCCGGACGTGAACCAGTTCGTCTTGTGGAAATTCAAAGAGATCAAGAACCGGGGTAAGATCAGCTACACTCCCCGCATCCATCGTCAGCCCGGCAACTGGGAACTCCTCGAACAGTTTGTTGCCTCTTAGGTATTCGGCTATAATAACCGCACATCCGCGTATGCTACTTGTCCTTCCCGTCAGCAAGGCCGACCTGAAGCTCGCCACCGCTCTGGCTGGCCATCTTGAGCTTTTGGGCGGGCTGGCGCGTCACAAGCTCCTTGTGGTCGGAACGATCCAGACCAAGGACGAGGCGGCGGCTCTGAAGGAGAGATTGGCCCCGCTTTTTGCCTCGGCCGACCTCTTTGTTCCGGATTCCGAGTGTGAACTCGGCTGGCCCCAAAGTGCCAATCACCTTTGGGCGCGGACGGTCCGCCACCTCCAGCACAGCGCGAATAAAGACATATGGTATTGGTTCGAGGCCGACAATACCCCGATTCGGGAAGATTGGCTTGATGCGATCGAGACCGAATACAACCAGGCCCAAAAGCCGTTTCTGGGCGCGGTCCAGCCGACCCGGATGCTCGACCGCAAGACCCGCGAGTTCGTCAAAGTCGACGGCGAGCATGTCATCGGCACTTGTGTTTATCCGGCCGATTTCCACGGCCGCTCGCTGCTTTGGAGCTATGTCCGTCTCGATGACGGCCCGAATGTCGAACCCTTCGACGTGTATCTCCGCCACGAGATGCGTCCGAACACGGCGGTCTCCAAACTGATCCACAACAACTGGCGCACGAAGAACTACGAGATCGGACCGAAAGGTGAGATCTACTGCGACCCGATCGACGACCTCTCAGTCTACGGTCCCGTGCCCGCCGATGCCGCCGTCGTCCACGGATGTAAGGACGGCTCGCTTATAGAAGCCCTGCAAAAATGACAAATTCCGAACTTGCTCCTCTCGAAATCCTCGGCCTCGACGAAAACGGCAAAGCGCCGAAGATGCGCGTCGACAACGTCAATTCGGCCCGTTCGATCTACAAAGCGATCAAAGACAGCGACCAAGGCTCCTCCAAGAACCGCGCCTTGGTCGACGCCATGTTCAATGGCGCGGCTCCCTTCAATCAGCAGGATTTGATCGAAATGGGGCAGGGGGAACGAACCAACCTCGACTTCGGCGAAGCCGCTTCACTGAAAGAGCAAGCCCTCGCCGGATACTACGACCTGACCTCCTCGGTCGATGTCATGGCGCGGATCACCATCGACTACGGCTCGCCCGAGCAGCGCGTCGAGTGGGAGCGGGTCTTGGCCGAAGAATTTCACCGGACGCTCAAGGAGTGGCAGGAGTTTGAATTTAACCATCAAATGCTGGCCGATCAGTTCGTCTCGCACGGCGTCGGGGTCTGTTATTTCGAAGACGAAGTTGATTGGCGCTGGCGGGTCGCAGGCTTGTCCGAGTTCCGCATTCCGCGTGGAACACGGGCCTCCGAGTGGGAGATCGAGGTCGCCACGGTCGACCGCGAATACCAAGCGCATCAACTCTATAAATTCATTGAAGACCCGGCGGTGGCGAAGGATCTCGGGTGGAACGTCAAGATGGTCAAAGAGGCACTCATCCGTGCCTGCCGCGAGTCGACGTATCAAGAGGCCGGTGAGTGGGAGAAGCTCGAAGTCGAACTCAAAAACAACGACCTCCTCTACGGCAACAGCCGCGGGAAGAAGGTCCATGTCGTCCACATGTGGGTGCGCGAGTTCGACAAGAAAGTCAGCCACTTGATCTTCCTCAAAGACCCGATCGGCTCGGACGAGAACGCCAAGGAAGAGGATTTCCTTTTCAAGAAGCCGAACCGCTTTGACGCCCCGACGAACTGCTTCGTTACCTTCTGCTACGGCGTCGGCAACGGGACCTACCACGGCATCCGCGGGCTTGGATACAAGGTGTATCCACACATCCAACTCCTCAATCGCCTCCGCTGTGGCATGGTCGACGGGGCTCTGCTTTCGAGCGCGTTGATCGTCCAGCCCGGCGACAACGGCTCCCGTGCGCTCGAAGATCTGACGTTGTCTTACTACGGCCCTTACGCGCTGTTCCCCCCAGGACTCAAAATCGTCGACAAGGCGATCCCGAATTATAATCAGAACCTCATTCCGGTCTTGAACGACCTGACGATGAATATGCAGAACCGCACCGTTGGCTATCAGTCGCGTGCGGTGACGCCGGATGGTCAGTCGCGGACGGCTTATGAGGTTCGCGCCCAGTTGCAGCAGGAAGCGGTGCTCGGTGCGGCGGCGATCAATCTGTTTTACCACCCTTGGAAACGTCTCCTTCGTGAGGCATACAGGCGTTTAGTGTCGCGTGATTATGCCGCTAATGAGCCCGGCGGTCGCGAGGCGTTGGAGTTCAAGAAACGGTGCATGGCCCGTGGGGTTCCGGAGGAGGCGATCCATCGCTTCAATACGGTCGAGCCCGTCCGGGCGATCGGCTACGGCAGTCCCGGAATGCGGAGTGCGGCGATCGACGAGACGATGCAGATCTTCGGCAGCTTGGACGAGGCCGGTCGGATCAATCTTCTCCGCGACCGCATTGCCGCCCGTTTCGGTCAGGAAGTGGTCGACCGCTATCTGCCGTCGCCGTCCACGACACTTCGCACACCGATCGACGACAAGATCGCGCTCCTCGAAAACGCCACGATGACCAGCGGCACCGGATTGCCGGTCTCCTCTGGCGAGAACCATTTCATTCACGCTTCACGTCACCTCACCGCGCTCGACGGACTCGACCAAGCGGTGTCTCAGGGTCAGGCCGAGCCGCAAAATGCGCTCCGCGCCTACCAGACCATGTTGCCGCACCTCGGAGAACACTTGCAGTTACTTGCTCCGGATGTGGCCCGTCAGGACCAGATCGCGCTCATGCGCCAGCGGTTCCAGCAACTCAATGCCTCGGGACAGCGTTTGGCCGACGAGCTTCAAGCCGCCGCCGAGCAGCAAGCCAAAGCCCAAGAGGCCGAGCAAGCCCGTGCGATCGAAGCCGAACGCGCCCGCATCGCCCAGATGGAGCAGCAGTTGGCCGAGGCTCAGATGCTTTCCCCGAAGGCGCAAGCCGACCTCGCCGAACGTCGGGCCAAACTTCAGATGCAGATCGAGAAACACCAGATCGACATGCAGACCAAGCAGGCCAAGGTCATGCAGGAGCTTGCGCTCAAAGACGCCAAAACCGCTGCCGAGATTGCCCCGGCTGCACAACCGATGATTCCGTGAGGGACTACAAAAAAGAATACGAAAGCTACCATGCCTCTCCGGTCCAGAAGAAGCGCCGCGCTCAACGCAACGCCGCCCGTCGGAAGATGAGCAAACTCGGCCACGTCTCCAAAGGCGACGGCAAGGACGTGCATCACCGCAGCGGGATGAGCAACCACATGTCGAACCTCGCCGTGTTGCCGAGGTCCGTGAACCGGAGTATAAAATAACATGCCAGCTTATTATCCAGAGGGTGATACCCCGCTTCGTGAGGATTACACCGAGCGCAGCCTCCAGAAGATCAATTCTGTCCTCTATGCGGCCAGCCCGACCTGGGACGACATTGTGCTGACCTATGCCGGCAGCAACCTGACCAAAGTAGAATATAAGTTGAATGGCCAGATTGTTGAGACCCGGAACTTCTCTTACACCGGCACCAATTTGACCCGCGTCCTGAAAAGCTAATGTCTTGGAGCTTTAATCCCTTTACCGGCAACCTGGATCTCGTCGGTTCCGGCGGCGGCACGAGCTACATAGACGGCGACGTCGAATACCACAGCAATCTTCCGGTGACCGCTGGAACGCCCGCGGTGAATAGCGCGTTCCTTGTGAGAAAAGGCGAGGGGCTGTATTTCATCTCGCGCAAGCCTGCTGGAATCTGGGTGCGTGAGTTGAACAACGGAAATTTGGACGATTGGAAATTTGCGGGCCTTTTTAGTGATTTGTATCGGGATGCGAATTTTAGGATCATCTCGGATTCTGACGTCAGCAAAGAATTGGCTTTCGATGTTTCGGGCGTAACCACCGGCACCACCCGCACGATCACCGTCCCGAACAAAAACGTCACGCTGGACGACGCTGGCGACTCCCGCACCCCGACAAGCCATGCGGCCAGCCATGCGGCGGCTGGAAGTGATCCTGTCTTCAACCAAAATCTTAACACGGCGGACAGCGTTGAGTTTGGCGAGCTTTTAGTTACTGGCGCCGTAAATTTTGCCAACGCAGTTCTAAACGATTTTAGCTTCAATACAAGCGTCCTACTTAAAGACAATAATGACCACATTGGAACGCTTAGTGTTGATGCAGACAGCTTGTCAGCCAACCGTTTATACACGCTCCCCGACGCCTCTGGCACGCTCGCGCTGACCACAACGGCACCAGCCTCCCACGCCCACGGCAACCTCACGAATGCGGGGGCCATCGGCTCAACGGCTGGCTTACCAGTTGTAACAACCACTTCGGGCGCAATTACAACGCTTGCCCTTGGAGCGGCCAACACGGTTCTCAAGGTCAATAGCGGTGGGACGGCAGTGGAGTTTGGTGCGGCTGGCGGCGTCACCAGCGGAAACATTGATAACGCTGTCCTGCGGGCGGACGGAACTGGTGGAAGCGCAAGTCAAAGCTCCGACCTAATCGTAGACGATCCAGTAGTCGCCTTCGCCTGCACGGGAGACGCATCAACCGACATCATCACGACGGTTGGTCATAATTTCACCGAGAACCAGCGTGTTCGTTTCCAAAGTCTTACGGGCGGTAGCGGCTTGTTTTTTGGTGGGCCAGCATCAAGCACGACCTATTTCGTCCGCAACATCTCGGGCAACACATTCCAAGTCTCCACAACCAGCGGCGGCGCGGCGGTCAACTTCACCACCAACATAACGGCGGGTGCCGTCCTCGCGATTCAGCGCAATCTCACGCTTCGCACAAGGAAGCAAGCGTTTTCCATGACGGCGGATGCCGCTACGAATGTGATCACCGCCACGGGCCATACATTCGTCAATGGAGACGCGGTCAGTTTCTACAATCTGACTGGTGGCAATGGCCTTGACGAAGTATCGCGCTGGTATGTCATCGAGGCCGACACCAACACATTCAAGGTTTCCAACTCGTTAAACGGCACCGCCCGCGACATCACGGCAGACTACACGGGCGGCACCGTTGAATTGGAAATCCCGCTTGTCCTCGGCCTACCGCGTTCTTCCGCGCTTATACTCGGAGACAAGCCAGACGGAACCCTTATCGGAGGAAATTTGCGCGGCTATGGCGCGGTGGATTTTCAGACGAACCGCAACGGCCAGAACGCCATTGCTTCTGGCCCATTTTCGTTCATCGGCAACGGCCAAAACAATACGGCAAGCGGAACTCGCGCAACAGTCCTTGGCGGCACAGGCAACACGGCCAACAATACGGATGCTGTTGTTTGCGGTGGAGAGGCGAATGGTGCAAGCGGTGTGCGTTCTATTGTGTGCGGCGGTTCAAGCAACAACGCAACTGCACAATGGGCCTGCATCGGCGGCGGAACTGAAAATACAAATAGTGGCGTTGCTGCATTTGTTAGCGGTGCAAGCAATACTGCCACAGGAGCGCAGTCTGGCATTCTATGTGGAAGAAACGCGGGAGCGGATCGCGAAAATATATTTGCCCATGCAACTGGTCGCTTTGGCGCGCAGGGTGACGCGCAGACAGTCCGCGTCTCTTTAAGAAACCGCGCAAGCACCGCAACTGCTGTTGAGTTGTTCATGGGATTCAACGCCGATGCCCGATTTCCCATTCCATCGGGAAAAACCATGTCGGCACTCATTAACATTATTGCCGCGACCAGCGGGGGCGAATTTGCCAATCGTTATGTCCGCGCCGTAACCATTGCCAATCGCGGCGGCACAACGGCACTGCGCGGAGGCGTTAAGGACATAGACACCGACGAGCAGATCGGTGGTGCTGATGTCACGATCTCGGCCAACGACACGAACGATGCCATCCGCATTGAGTTCAGCGGGGTCGCCCCTGTCACGGGATGCACTGGAACGGCGTCCACAGATCGCATCAACAAGGTTGCTCACGGCTACTCCAACAATGATGACATTGTCTTCACCTCGCTAACAGGTGGCGCGGGCCTCACGGCGAATACCGTGACTTATTGGGTCATCAACGCAAACGCCGACGATTTCCAAGTTAGCGCAACTCGCGGCGGCGCCGCCGTGAACATCACGACCGACTACACGGACATGACCGCCGCCCGACTTTTCCGCGTAGTCGCAGGAATCGACGCCGTTGAAGTAGGCCACGGAACATAATGAAAACTTACGGACTCATCTGGCCCAACGGCGAAAAGGAATTGCGGAGCATCGTCTTGGATGACGAGGGCAACCCTCGCATCGACACACTGCAACCGAATCCGTTGCCCGAAGACTGGCAACAGCCGCAAATCCTCCCGCTGGTGAAGCTGCCGCAGCCAGATCAAGGCGCATGGGAGCCGAACGTGGTCTGGTATGATGATCGCGTAGAGCGGCAGTGGGTTGCGGGAACGCCTGCGCCTGCGCCGACATTTACGCCCGAAGCGTGGACGGCACAGCACTTCTCGGCAATGCAGGTCAGCGCCCTTCAGCGATTTGAAATGGCGCTTATGCAAGCAGGCAAGCCGCTTGGGCCGCTGATGACCAGCCTGAAGGCGTGGATGGAAGCGATGCTTGTTGCCAGCGTTGACCCGACACCGCGCACGTTCGATGCGCCGCCGTGTTCCTATGAGCAGGCAAGCGCGGAGGCGGTCTTCCAGTTGCAGGGATCTTAACCCCGCAGCATATTAAGAATGAATGTTTCCGACCCGCTCAACTATGGAATCAACCCCACCGACATGTCGTCGGGTCGGAAGAGTGCTGGCTTGGCAAAAATGAGCTACGACGGCGAAAGATTGGCCAGACTGGAGACCAAGGTCGACCTGATCTTGGAACACCAGGAGTCGTTCCGTCGTAGCTTTGAAAAGCATGATGAGCGGCTCAAAGGGTTGGAGAACACCAAGGCCGGCATCTATGGCATCGCCGGAGCAATCGGCGGTCTCTCCGCATTCCTCGTCGACGGCCTACGCGCCGCGATCCTTTCCCCTAAATAATAACCGCACATGAAAACATTCCTCGCCAAAGTCCTCGGGATCTCCGCCTCCGTCTGGAACTTCTACGCGCCGCTTTTGCGGGCGCTCTTTGTCACCGGAGCCAGTGCCTTGCTCCCGATCGCCTTGGAGGTGGTCCGCAATCTCGCCCAGACCGACAAGTCCGGTGCGGAGAAGCGGGAGGAGGCGGTCAGCATCTTGAAGCAGGCGGCAACACGCCAAGGACTTTCGGTCACCGAGAGCATCATCCGGTTCACGGTGGAATCCGCGGTTCAACGGATGCGAATCTAATATGGAAAAGATTAAACTCACTATCCTCCGCTTCCTAGTCTCCAAGTCCGGAAGCCTTCTCACCCCGATCATCGCGGGCTTTGTCGCCACGCTGGTGGCCAAAGTTGCGGCCTTTGATGCCCAGCTTGCCGGCCAGATCGACCAGTCTGCGCTCGTGGGTTTTATCGTGGCCGCGATCTTGGCCGCTGTGAATTACGCCACGAACGCGGCTCAGACGCCGGGCATCAAGAAGATCCAGGCGCTCGTCAATACGGATCAGGACGGCATCCCCGGACCGATAACCTACACCGAAGTCCGTCGCGCCATTGCGGTGGAAAAATGACCGAGCACCAGATCCATGAAGCCCTGTTCCAACAAAGGAAAAAAGAAAAGCCGGAAGACCAAAGGCCGTGGTGGGTGCGGTTGCTGAGTTCCATCCGTCCGGAGATTAAACCCGGCAAAAAGACTTACATCGGGGTGAAGGGGAAAGTGGAATTTTAAGATGATCGAAAAACTGGCAGATGTTGCGATGTCGCAAGTTGGCGTCCGTGAAGTCGGCGGCAACAACCGCGGAGCCAAGATCCGCACCTACCAAGCAGCTTCGAACCTGAAGCCCGGCCCGTGGCCTTGGTGCGCGGCCTTCGTCGACTGGTGCGTGCAGCAGTGGCTCGTGTATCCTGAAGCGCGGCAGTGGCTCGGGTTGAAGCACAGCACTCCGGCGGGGTGGAGGCCGAAGACGGCGCTCGCCTTCGGGTTGATTGAGTGGGGCCAGAAGCGTCCGAACACCGTCACAATCCTCCCGGAGAAGACGACCCCGAAGGCGGGTGACATCATCGTCTTTGATTTCAGCCATACGGGCATCGTGGTCGGTGCGACCTCGAAGATCGTCGAGTGCGTCGAGGGCAATACCAATGGCCGCGGCACCCGCGATTCCGAGATGGGCGACGGGGTCTGGCTCAAGAAGCGCAATCTTTCGCTGGCTCGCTGCTATCTGCGGATTCATCCGAGCAAGGCGTCATAACTCCACATGAAACAAACCGCCAATAGTTACCGCCGCAACGAACTCCTGCAAACGTCGCTGGCTGAAACCCTGAAGCAGAACCACGTCCAACTCGCGCTCGAAGTGTTGCGCGAACTGGGGGAGCCGGCCGAGTTGCCCGTGCCGGGCGAGGTCGACTTTCTAATTTTCAACGCGATGCAGAACGCCCGACGCGAGGGCTTCTTCCACGCGCTGCGTTCCCTCGAAGCCTTGGCCACGCCGATCAAGGTGGCCCCATCGACCAAAGACCTCATGCCGAATCTGGTCGACGAATAATTTATGGCAGAAAACCAAACGCCGGTTCAAACCGAGTCCGCCACGGCGTCGGATCAAAACAACAAAACCGTCANNCNGGAACTCTCCGAAACTGGCGGCACCATGACCTTCGACGCGGCNCGTTCGCTCTCGGAGGCATTNAACAGCTTGGGCAAAGAGCCCGAGGCACCGAAGGCGGAGGCCAAAGCCCCCGCAGAACCCGTCAAGACCGCCGCCCCTGAAGCGGCGAAAGAACCCGTCGCCGAAGCGAAGACCGAAGAGGCCGAGCCTCTGAAAGCCGCCACGGCCGACGACCTCGCCGAACTCCTCGGCGGACCGAAGAAGGCCGAGCCGAAACCGGACGCCGACGACGAGCCGCCGGTCGATGTCGCGATGACCGATGCCGCCAAACGCAAGTGGGGCGAGCAGCGCAAGGCTCTCAAAGAGGAGCGCCGTCGCCGCGAGGAACTCGAAGCGAAGGTGGCCGAACTGGAGAAGCGTCCGGCGACCGATGTCGCTCCGGATGAGGTCAAGCAACTGCGGGAGACGGTCGATGCCTACGAGCGCGAGCTTCAAATTGCCCGTGTCGAGGCGACCAAGGAATTCAAGGATGCGGTGGCCGTTCCTCGGGAGCGGATCAACGCGCAGCTTGAAGCCTTCGCCAAGAAGTATGAATTCCGCGAGGCCGATGCCCGTGTCGCCTTTGCCGAAGCCGATCCGGAGAAGCAGACCGAGTTGCTCGTCGACATGGCCAGTGGCATGAACGACCGCGATCGGTTCCGTTTTTACGAGATGGCCGAGCAGTGGCAGAAAGTCGAGGGCATCGCCAACAAGGTCCGCAACAATGCGAAGCTGGCCCTGGAGAAGATCCAGCAGCACCACGAGGAACAGCAGAAGGCGTTCGTCGAACAGCGGTCCAAGAGCTACCGCAATACCCTAGAGAAGGTCTGGGGCGATGTCACCGAGAAGGCTCCGCTCTTCAAGCGGCGCGACGGGGACGATAACTGGAACAGCCAGATCGCCGAAGTCGAGCGGTTCGCCACGGGGCTGGACTGGAATCTGGTCGCCGAGAACGACCAAGCGCGGGCCGAATTAGCCTTGCGTGCAGCCTCGGCTCCGTTCCTCTTCGGTCTGGTGCAAAATCTCTACGCCAAGACGGCCGAGCTCCAGAAGACGCTCGGGAAATACCAGAGCGCCAAACCCGGTGCGGGTGGGGGATCTCCGGATCCGGCCATCGGCTCGGGGCAAGCCGAGAAGGTGGAGCATGAAGACTTCTTCAGCGCCATCAAATCGGGCTTGGCGGGATAATTCCCTCTAGTTCGTTTCGACGGCTAGACGCGAGGCGGTTTCCTTCGGGGAGCCGCCTCTGCATTTATACTAAGTGCGTAATTTGACAACCCCTTACACTGCCGTATCTTAGTCTCACGTTTACGGGTGGCGGTAAGTATCCGGTAGAAATCAAAAGTTAGGTTCCGCGTGCAAAGCCCTGTTCCGCGGCGGGGGAAAACAGAAGCTCAGTTATTCCCTGCGCTCGGACCCGCCTATGCGGTCTCCGACACAAGCACAGATAATAACTGTGTAACCAAAAGGAGATTACAAGCACTATGGCTTGCCAAAATATCGAAGCTCTCTTCGTCGAACATGCCGGACTGATCCGGAACAATGTCGCGAAGAACATCATCAACTCCGATTTCTACCTGAAATATCTGCCGCGTGAGCAGTGGATGGACGGTCAGGGAACGGAATATCAATACCCTATCTACGAGCGCACGCTTTCTAGCTCGCCCGTTTCTTTCTCGGCATGGGAAAGCTCGGACGGCGAAGCGGGTGGTCAGTGCCAGATTGCCGGTCAAAACATCGACAATTTCGGCATCACCCTGCGTTCGACCAGCCTGAAAAAGGCCGCGCTGAACTCGCCTGACATCTGTTTGGACGACCTTCAGTTCGCCTGGCAGGTGGAAGATCAGGTCAAAAACATCGTTCGTGTCCTCTCGGAGAACACCAAGTGGGTCTGGACAAATGCTTATCAGGACGAATACATCGACGCCTGCGGAACCAAAATGGTTGCAGCGCCGAACCTTCCGTCCGGTAGCGCGACCTTCCCGCTCTCTCCGGCAACTTCCAAGTTGACCTGGGGGATCCTCGAAGAGATCTACCAGCAGTTGGGATACAACGGCGGCGGCATCAATCCGTTCGCCCGCGTGGACGAGATGACGCCTATTTACGCCGCTGTCGGCGAGAGGTTCACCTTCCATGATCTCAAGCGCCAAGACGCCAACACCCGTGACGATTTCCGTTACGCTTACGAGGGTTCGGAGACCCAGTCGCCGATGCTCGGAGCGCCCGGTCTGTCCGGCGTGTATCGCGGCTTCCGCTTCTTCACCGTCGAATTCCCGCCCCGCTACGATTTCGTTGGCGGTCAGTGGGTTCGCCGTCAGCCCTTCGCGTCGACCCCGACGACCAAGGGTCACAAGTGGGAAGTTTCGGATGCGTATAAGAACGCTGAATACACGGACACCGTGATTTATCACGCTGACGTGCTGAAGGTTCTCATTCCCAAGCCGAAGACCACCAGCCCGATGAAATACAATCCGCAGTATTCCTGGACCGGCGAATTCGTTTTCCGGAATATCCCTGACCGCGATTGTAATATCGACGGCAACGTGGGCTTCTTCCGGGCGCTGTTCGCCTACGGCCCCAAGATTGAGCGTCCTGACCTCGGCTTTGTGGTCCGCCACAAACGCTGCGCTCGCGCCCTCGACTTGGTCGCTTGCTACTAATCGTAGCACCTCACATCACTCTGGGAGCTCCGGCTCCCAGGGTGCCAGAGGTGCTCCATTTCTAGCATGAACATCCCTTCGCCGAATCCCATCGTCTTTCCGGCTGCACCGGAGAAGACGTTTCCGCACCTCTGGATCCGGAGGCTGTTGCTCGAAAGCCCTGCCGTTGATGAAGGCAAAATGGAGGCGCACTTCTCCCCCTACAACGCCGACACCCGCGAAATCGGCCCTTCGGCTTTCGACACCCAATTTACGACCAACGACTTGTGGGACGCGATCAACGAAGTTCCGGAGGTCGCCGCGGCTTATGCTGCTATATTAGAGTCTGTCGCGCCGATGATCGCGTGGCTTTCCAATAGAAACCAATAATTATGAAATTCGCAATCCCTGAAGGAATGGTCCCGCCCGATGGCGTGGAAGTCGGCTCGACATTCGACGCCCTTGCTACCCTCAAACTTGGTGAAGGTGAGCTTGAGCTCGTCGCCGTCGACGGTCTCCCCGTCGCTGCGTCCGAAGCTCCCGAAGCCGAAGAGGCCGAGGAGATGGGTGAAGAGATGGGCTTCGAGGAAGCCATCCGCTCCGGAATGATGGAGGGTTAATCCCGTGATCGCCGACACGGAGCGTCTCATTGACGGCTTCCGCGGTGTTCCTGCGGGCATGGACGGCTCCAAGGAGCCGCCACTGACACCGGGCGATGCCGTCTGGTATGCGACCAACGTCACCTTCCGCGGTGGCAACGGTCCGCGCACCCGTCCTGGGTTTCGCGAGATCCCTCCGACTTACTGGCGCAATCCGCAGCCAGTCAAAGAAGTGTCGTCGATAAGCATTGCAAGCGGCATTGCTACGGTCACCACGTCGGCCAACCACAACTACGACAACAAAGACAAAGTGACAGTGGCGGGGGCTACTCCGTCTGGGCTTAACGGAACGCACGTCGTCACGGTCACCGGATCTACGACATTCACGTTTCCGACTTCGGCGTCTGGTTCGGTATCCGGCACGATCACTTGTTTTCGCGACATTGATGCGACTTACAACGAAGACTTCATCAATTCGACGACCAGCCGCGTGAGGTTTGCCAACGACATTCTCGGTGCGGTTTACGTGCAGGGTGCGACGGTCTACCAAGACCCCCGAGAAGGCAACCCGTCACAGATGATTGTCGTAGTCGATGGCAAAATCATGGCGCTTAACTTCAACGATTTCTCATGCTATCGGCTCAATCTTTCCGACGAGATTGCTTCAGATGTGCCCGCTTACATGGTCCAAGCCGAAAAGTATCTTATCATCCAAACTGGGCAGAATGAACCTCGTGTCTACGACGGATATGCGGTCCGCAGGGCCAGTTACTATGGCGACGAAGTCGTGCCGATCGGAAAACAAATGGCTTATGGGCAAGGTCGTCTTTTCGTCGCGGTCAACGAAGGTGCCGAGATCATCGCGGGCGACTTGGTCTTTGGGGGTTCGNCAACCAATGTCGGTATCACCAGTTCCAGCGCGGCCAACCCGACCGTCATCACGACAGCCTTGGCACACGGTTTCACCAACGGGGACCAAGTGACAATCAGCGGGCACAGCGGAAGCCCGACGATCAATTCGACCTATGCCGTTTCCGGGGTGACCGCGACCACGTTCACGATTCCTGTCTCCGTAACGACCGCTGGACGCGGCGGATTTGTCAGCCGATTCAACGCGGGGCAAGACAGCGACCTTTTGCGCTTCACGGAAAACACCTTCCTCAACGAAGGCGGCAGCTTCGCACCGACTGGGAAAGTCGGTCGGGTTACGGGATTGGCCTTTCTTCCGGTGCAGGATACCTCGACTGGCCAAGGTGATCTGATTGCTTTCTGCGAACGCGGGGCTGTCACTTTTCAAGTCTCCGCGCCACGCGACCAGTGGAAAGATTTGCAGGGGTTTCAGCGTGTGCTTTTCGACAACATCGGCTCGACCAGCGAAAGCGTTATACCGATCAACGGCGATTTGTTTTTCCGGAGCCGCGAAGGCAATGGCATCCGAACTTACCGCAACGCCAGGGCCGAGGCCGACGGCTACGGTCAGACTCCGATCAGCGCGGAAATCGATCCGGTCCTCAAGCAGGACACGTCATGGATGCTCGACCAAGTGAGCTTTGCCAATTTCGACAACCGTCTCTTGATGACATGTCTGCCACGACAATTCCCTCGCCGCGCTCTGAACCAAGCCGAGGCTGATCAGTTTGCCGCCGAACCGATCCCGACACTTTACAACGGTATTGCCGTTTTGGACTTCCAATCGGTCTCGACGGGGCGAGGTAAAGCGGCCGCTGTTTTTGATGGCGTCTGGACGGGTCTTCGCATCGTCAAGCTCGTGCAGGGCACATTCGACGGGGAGCCGCGCTGCTTTGCCGTGTGTTTCCATGAGGACGAGACCGCCCGCCGGATCGAGATCTGGGAGATCACCAAGAACGACGAGTTCGACACCCCGCAGGAAGGTCGCCGTCGCATCGAGGCTGGCATCGTGACACGGGCCTTTAATTTTGCGGATAGCCCCGGCGGCGGCAACATGACTTTGAAGAAGTTGGTTCGCTGCGATTTGTGGTTTGACGATCTTGGAGGTGGGCTTGATTTCCCTTTCACTTGCCAACTGGCCTATCGGCCCGACGACTACCCGAACTTCACCACTTGGCAGAACTTTGAGCGGGCTTTCGAGACCGAATACAACATGACCTATGCCGCGCCTCCGAACGACACGGCCCCGATCGAGCCATACAACTACGAGCGCGGTTACGCCCCGCAGGTCCGGTTTCCCGCCCCGCCGCTGACCGCCAATATCGCAACCAATGTTCCGGCTTACTTGGGACATGACTTTACGCTGCGGGTCAACTGGACAGGACGGGCCAGGCTCGGGCGGCTCATGCTGCACGGCTACAAGCTGGTCGAGGCAACCGGAGGAGGAACCCTGTAATGCCCGACCTTCAGGAAATCCCGACACTGGATACGGCGATCAAGCCAGAGATGAACTCTTGGAGCAGCCCTCCGCAGGGCTTTTTGCTCCTAATCGAGGAAAGCCCCGACTACGGCATCTTGATTGATGATGCCGGCAACCGTTTGCTGATCGAGTAATAACCCTGTAAAATAATACGATGGCTTACACCTCCAACAAGAAACCCGGCGCTTTAGATCCCGCGCTGTCTCTTGGGGCGACCAATAACTTGGTCGTCGACCAGAACGGCAGCGTGGTCCGGGCTACGCTGGCCCAGTTGGAGGCCAAGATGTTCGATGCCAAGACGGCCAAGACATCGGTAGACGGCTCGGAAGTGGTCATTGTCCGCCAGACCGACGACACGTTACGCCAAGTCCCGCTCAACAACATCGTCAAAAATGGTTTAATTACGAACGATCTGGTCAGCGCCTCGGCGGGTATCGTCGACACCAAGCTGGCCACGATCAACACGGCCGGAAAAGTGACCAACCAAGCGGTGCAGGCCACGGCTTTGAACACGGCCGATCGCATCGTGACCCGTGACGGCAGCGGGAACTTCGCCGCTGGGACGATCACCGCGACTCTCTCCGGAAATGCCAGCACGGCAACCGTGGCGAATGCTTGGGCGACGGCAAGGAATTTGTCTCTGACCGGCGATGTCACCGCGACCCTTACCACGGTCGACGGCAGCGGAAACGTCAGTGCCGCCGCGACAATCGCCAATGATGCGGTCACCACGGCCAAGATTCTCAACGCCAATGTAACGACCGCGAAGATTGCCGACGACGCGGTGACCACGGCGAAGATCCTCAACGCCAATGTGACGACCGCTAAAATCGCGGATGATGCCGTGACCACTGCCAAGATCGCCGACGGTGCCGTGACCGCCGCCAAGATCGATCCCGCCGCCAAGATCAACGGAGCGCAGGGTGGTGGATCTGATCGTGTCTTCTATGAGAACGACCAGAGCGTGAACACAAACTACACAATTTCGACGAGCAAGAATGCCATGAGCGCAGGCCCGATCACCGTGGCCAGCGGAGTGAGCGTCACTGTGCCGAACGGCTCAACTTGGACAATCGTATAATATGCCAGCAACCATCAACGGAACTACGGGATTCGGCGGCAACCTCACGGGGAACGTGACGGGGAATGTGACCGGCACATCCAGCGCGGTTGCTGACGGTGCGGTTTCTGCTGCCAAGCTCGACGGAGCGCAGAGTGGATCTGCTCCGGTCTATGGGTGTAGGGCGTGGGTCAATTTTAATGGCAACGCTGGCTCAACAGTTGATGGCGAGTTTCGATGCACGATTCGCGAAAGCGGCAACGTGTCAAAAGTTGTCAGAACTGGCGGTGCTACAGGGACAGACACGGGCGTGTATTTGGTAACACTGACAACAGCCATGAGCGATTCTAACTATTCCGCCGTTTGCTCAATCAAGGCTGTCGATGATTCAGCGCGTCACTTCGACTTTGTGGCAGTAAGGCCAGAAAGTGCGTCTGTAATACGCATCGTTTGTTCTGGGCCAGTAACTCCATTCAACGGAGTCAATGCCGGTATAGTTTCGCTCGCCATCTTCCGCTAACCACCACACGCCATGCCAATCTCCATCGAAGCAGATCCAACACTCGCGCAGGGTTACATCAAGGTAAACGGCACCACGGCGGCGACCATCTCGACGGCGGGCATTGTGTCCGGTGGTATTCCGGCGGGAGCAGTCATGCCTTTCGCCATGAACTCCGCACCGTCCGGTTGGCTCGCGGCCAACGGCGCGCAGGTCAGCCGCTCGACCTACGCCGCGCTCTTCGCCGCCATCGGCACGACCTACGGCGCAGGCGACGGCAGCGGAACATTCAACCTGCCAGACTTGCAGGGCATCTTTGTGCGAGGCTCAGGGTCGCAGACGATCAGCGGGACCGCGCACGCGGGAACACTTGCGGAGAAGCAGGGTGATGCGATTCGGAATATCACTGGGAATCTCACGTTGCGGCGCGGCAGATTTGCGGGCGGAACAAGCGGTGATGTTTTCACTGCGACAACTGGCCCATTTTCGGAAAACGTAACTGACACAGGCGTTAATACACCACGAATTAACTTTGAGGGAACAGAGGTCACGTCGCGCCAAAGAGTAACTTTTGACGCCAGCACCGTGGTTCCCACCGCCGACACCAACCGCCCGGCCAACATCGCGCTGCTTTACTGCATCAAACATTAAGCCATGCCTACTTCAATCACATCCTCCGGTATCACATTCGACGATGCGACGACGCAGACGACCAGCGCGACCAAAGCGGGCGGCATCGGGACGACGCAGTTGGCTAACGCTGCGGTAACCGCGGCGAAGCTCGACGGCGCACAGACCGGCACGGCGCCGATCTATGGATGTCGCGCTTGGGTCAGCTTTGTCGGAACCACAGGATCAACAGTGGACGGCGAGTTTCGCTGCACAATTAACGGGAGTGGCAATGTCACAAAAGTTGTTCGCAACAGCACTGGCATATTTACGGTTCATCTCACAACGGCAATGCCGACCGCCAACTACGCTGTCACCATGAGCTATCAAATTGCGTCTGCTCTCAACACAGGGCGCGCAACTCAAACAACGACAAACCAAATTACTTTGGCGTTTGCAGACGGCAACGGTGCTCAAAATCCAACGCTTTGCGGTGTGGCAATACTCGGATGACCCCACGGCAAAAGGCAAAAGCATGGCAAGACGAGCACGACGCTAACAAAACTTTCTAACTAACATGGCACTCATCCCAGGAACACTCCCGACCGGAACCAAGTATCCCAACGACCCGCAGTCGTTGCTTGATACGTTTGCTTCTTATCTCACAGCACCCGAGGTCAAGAAGAACCGCCCGACGGTGACCGAATACACCGCCGTCGACGGTGCGACGATCTCTGTGCGTCCAGACGGGTTGGATGAAACAATCTTCCTCAATCATACGACCACGGCGACTGCGGCCACTTTATTGTTCCCGACTAATGCGAACAGCGTGACGGGTCAGATTGTCCGGCTCTTTTCCCGTAGCGCCGTGACGACGCTCACGGTGACGACGCCGGGAAGCGTGGTCATCCGTGGCACTGCTTTGACTTCGCTGTCGGCCAACGGCTCGGCGGCTTGGCAAAAAGTCGCCACCGACACTTGGATTAGGCTCCAATAATGTCGACCTACCTACAAGCCCGCACCTTGCTCGCACCCTACGTCGACAATGGCGTGGCGGTGACCGACACGACGCGCATCGACCAGCGGATCGATGAGGCCCAGCGCCGTCTCATCGACCATTACAACTTCCTTTCCCGCCGTGAAGAAAGCGCCCGCACCCCGCTAGTGTGGCAGGCGGGCGGCACGACGGGCGTTGCTGCCA